GTCAGGGGAATTTGCAGATTTTTGCATTATTTGATGATTGGCGATCACATCTTTTGACTGATAATATTATCACTGAAGACCAAGAGTACATTAATTCTGATTGGTCTACGTCACAAACAACAATCGAGAAGTAAATGTTTAGAGGAACAAGAGACATTGAAGAAGCTTCTGTACAGGAGCTGATGGATAGACCACCTGATTATACATCAGAGCAGTGGGAGCAACTATCAGGGGATCAAGTTGATGTAATCAATATCCCATACGAGCCACGGCCATTCCAAGCTGTGCTTCACAGAGAACTAAAACGATTTAATTTATTAGTATGCCACAGACGTTTCGGTAAGACAGTCTTCTCTATCATGGAGATGGTTGATCGTGCGCTACGTAATGAACATAGAAATCCTCAGTATGCGTACATTGCGCCTACATATGGGCAGGCAAAAAGAGTAGCTTGGGAATATATCAAGTACTACTGTGGGAGCATCCCTAACGCCAAAGCAAATGAAGCTGAACTTCGTGTAGATATCATCCGAGACAGGCCTGACGGCACACAAGATAAAATCAGATTCATGCTTCTTGGTGGTGAGAACCCAGATAGTCTAAGGGGTTTATACCTTGATGGCTGTGTATTAGATGAATATGCTCAATGTCCTCCAATGATTTGGGGTGAGATCATTAGACCTGCTCTATCAGATAGAAAGGGTTGGGCTATATTTATCGGTACTCCTAAAGGAAAGAACCATTTCTTTGATATGATGGAACTGTATCGTAAGCTTATGTCGGAACATAACGATAATTACTTTGCGGCTGTGTATCGTGCGTCTGAGACGGGCGTTGTAGATGCAGAGGAATTGGTTGATGCTCAGTCCACTATGACCGAAGAGGAATACGCTCAGGAATACGAGTGTGATTTTGCTGCAGCTTTGATCGGTGCATATTACGGTAAGTACATCAATGAGATGATTGCTCAGGATAGAATACGTGACTTCGAATATGATCCAAGCACTCCTGTCAGAATGGCATTTGACCTTGGGATATCGGACTCTACAGCAATATGGATGTACCAAGTTGTTGGTAGAGAGGTACGTATTATTGACTATATTGAGAATGAGGGTGTAGGATTAGAGTGGTATGTAAAAGAGATACAAAGTAAGCAGTATCTTATAGATCCCTTCGGAACAGCTTTACCTCACGATGGTGCAGCAAGAGAACTAGGGACAGGGAAGACACGGCAGGAACAACTGGAAGAATTAGGGCTTAGGTCTCATATAATTCCAAGACAAAGTATCATGGATGGTATTGAGGCGGCAAGGATGCTGCTAAAAAAACCAACAGTGTACATACATAAGACGAACTGTGAGAAGGGTATTAAGGCATTATCTAATTACCAAAGACAATTCGATAGGAAGAAAGGTATCTTCCTTGAGAAGCCGCTACATAACTGGGCTTCAAACGGTGCCGATTCATTTAGATATATGGCACTTGACTTAGACCTACCTGATCGTAGTATGATGGTAGTTGATCCCCAAGCACAACAAGCTCAGGGTGACTATGATGAATTTAACTAGGAGGCTGTTATCGATCCAATAACAATGGCAATACTTATAGGTGGCTCTGCTGCTATATCCGCATACCAAACCAATCAGCAGACTAAGGCAGCTAATGCAGCAGCTCAAGATCAAGAGAAGCAGATGGTTGCTAATCAGAATAAAATGGTAGAAGATAGTTTCAAGAAACAAAGACAAGCAAGAGGACTAGGGCAACAGTCTATGAGTCCTGCAGGTAATCTGGCTTCACAGTCTGGTGCAGTGCTAACGTCTACGACTAACGGAAACGCGTCAAGCTTAATGTAGGACATATATGTATAACGAAAAAAGTAAAGAGCAGGCCAGACAACTTCTTCAAGAGTTCGATAGAATGAAGGGAAGGAGAGTAAACTGGGATACATACTGGGAAGATCTGGCAGAATATTTCATTCCTAGAAAGGATAATGTCTATGGATATAAAATTGAAGGTGAAAGAAAACACAACAGATTGTACGACTCAACAAGTATCCAAGCCGCTGAGCTTCTTGCAAGTTCTCTTCATGGTATGCTTACAAACCCTAGCTCTCTATGGTTTGATTTGTCTACTGGGACTACAAAGCTAGATGACGATAAAGATGTACGCCAGTACTTACAGGACTGTGTACAGATTCTTATAGATACACTTAACCAATCTAACTTCCAAGAGGAAATACATGAGACATATCTGGATCTTGTAGGGATTGGTACTACTGTTTTACAGATAGAAGAAGATGAAATCAACGATGTAAGGTTCAAGTCCTCGCCAATTTATTGGAGTTATATTGAGGAAGATGAGCGTGGTGTAGTTAATCAAATCGGTCGTAAGATTGATATGACTTGGCAACAGATCGTACGTAAGTTTGGTGAAGATATATTCAAGAGTGATGAGCTTATGGATATACATGACTGTATTAAAAACAAGCCTCACATGAAGGAAGAAGTTATCTACATGGTTAAGCCAGAAGATGCTAATGATCCTAAGAATACTAAGTTTGTTGGTACGTATACATTAAGAAAGAAAGACGTAATGCTTAAGGAAGTTACATATCAGTCATGGCCATTCGCTGTGCCTAGATGGACTAAACTTAACGAAGAAGTATATGGACGATGTCCTGCAATGAAATCACTACCAGATGTTAAGATGCTTAACGCTGTAATGAAGACGGTTATCCGTGGTATGCAGAAAGCTATTGATCCACCTTTAATGGTTCCGGATAATGGTTTCCTACTTCCTATACGTACAACGCCGGGCGGCACAAACTTCTACCGTACAGGTATGAAGGATAGAATAGAATCTTTTCCAGTAGCAGCAAGACCAGATATAGGTTTGGATTTTGTTGACAATATCCGTGGTAGGATTAGAGAACATTTTTTTGTAGATCAGTTACAATTAATTCAACAGAGGGACATGACAGCTACTGAGGTAATGGAGCGTTCTGATGAACGACTACGTTTCTTAGGGCCTATCCTTGGGAGACTTAATAATGAACTACTTAAACCTATTATTGATCGCGTGTTTGATATTCTTACTCGTAGAGGTAGGTTTCCCAAACCTCCTGAGCTATTAAAAGATTCTAACGATATTAAGATTGTCTACACATCTCAGATAGCTAAGGCTCAGAGAACAGGCGAGGCAAATACTCTTACTAAAGTACTACAGGCTACAGGTCTTTTACTTGAAGCTCAGCCAGATGTACTGGATAATATCAACGGAGATGAGGTATTACGCCACAACGCTAAGATATTTGGATTACCAGAGACGATGCTTAACTCTAAGAAACAGGTAGAGGGTACGCGTAAGGCTAGAGCTGAGCAGCAACAGGCGGCAGCGCAAGCACAGCAAGATAATATGAACGCTGATACTCAGCAAAAACAGGCGGCAGCAAACAACCAAGGATAATTAAATGGAAGAGGAACAACTTCAAAAAGAAGCGGCTACGAGATTAGCTGCGTACAGGGATTTTTTAAGTACAGAACAGGGTGAATTAATACTTGAAGATTTAAAAAATGCCTGCCACTATAATACAACTACAATGGCAGAGACACCATACCTTACCGCTTTCAATGAGGGTAGGAGAAGTGTCGTCATGCAGATAATAGAAACAGCGCAACTAACACCAGACCAAATTAAAAAGGTAACTGGACAAGTAGAAGTAGAAACACAGCCGGATGATGACTTTGGTCTCGACGGTGATATAGCATAAGGGGAACATATGTTTAAGAAATTTGAAAGAAAATTAGAAGAAGCTGATGACTTAGGTGGAGGCGGGGCAGGTGGTATCGGTGATGATGCACCTCCTGTTGATGATGGCGGAGCACCTCCTATTGATGATGGCGGAGCACCTCCAGAATTTACTGGGCCTGCTTGGGCAAAAGATCTACAGCTAGATGCAGATATATTAAACGATCCTAGTTTAAAAGCTATCAACGATCTGCAATCACTAACTAAAAGTTACGTACATGCACAGAAAAGAATTGGTCAGAAGGGAACAATAATCCCTACGGAAAACTCTACTCAAGAAGAATGGGACACATTCCACCAAAAAATGGGAGTTCCTCTAAAAGCAGAAGAGTATAACGAGGCAATGAAGTTTACTTCTAGAGAAGAGGGCGGTCAGTTTGACGACAGCTTTAACCAGTTGTTTGCATCTAAAGCTCACGAACTTAGAGTACAGCCTAGCCAAGCTAAAGAAATGTACGATTTCTTTAACGACCAAGCTAAGTCAACGGCTGAGAATTTCATGGAAACTACTCAGGCTTCTCAACAAGAAAAGCTTAATGATCTTATGAACTCTTACGGAGAGGACGCATATAACGCTAATCTTACTAAGGCTATGAAGTATGTTAATGAAGAACTAGGGGAAGAAACTTTAGCTTACCTTAAGGAATCAGGACTTGGTAAAGATGCAAAGATTGTAGATATGCTAATGAAGACGGCGACTAAGTTCTATGGTGAGGAGAAAATACCTCATGGAGAATCACCTACATCTCTATCAAAAGACCAAGCACAAAAAGAAATAAATGACGCTATGGCAAATCCTGCCGATCCATACCTTAACTCTAGTCATCCAGACCATAACAGAAGAGTTAAAGAGATTCAAAAATATTTTGCTATTTTAGACAAATAATCAATTAGGGGGTTGACAACAGCCCCCTTCTTCTACAAAAATAAGAATATGACATATCGAGACAATCTACTATCTGTAGACCTCACCACAATTTATGTCTAGCACGACCCCTTGTGGATAATCTAGCGTTAATAATTTAACTTTTACTAAACACTTAAATAGGAGAAAGACTATGTCTTATCAAATTCCTTCGAGTTTTGTTAAACAATTTAGCTCGAACATTTACCACTTATCACAACAAAAAGAATCTAGGTTAATGCCTGTTATTCAAAGAAAAGAATCAATCCAAGGTGAAGAGAAATACTTCGATAGAATTGGAACTGTAGAAGTAATGGAGAAAGTCGGAAGACATTCAAACACTACGTTTGCTGATACTCCATATTCAAGAAGACGTATCTCAATGAGAGATTACTTCTGGGCTGACCTTGTTGATAAGGAAGATAAACTAAGAATCATACACAATCCTGAGTCTGAATATTCTAAAGCTGCACAAGCTTCTATGGGTAGAAAGATGGATGATATTATGATTGCTGCAATTTTAGGAACTGTTTACACAGGGAAGAACGGAGCTACTCCAATCTCTTTACCAGACAGCCAAAAGTATGGATCAATCAATGGATCAGGTTTTTCTGAATTAAACGTAGAGACTTTAAGACAATTAAAGTTTAAGTTTGATAGCGAAGAAGTTGATGAGATGAACAGAATTATCGTATGTGGAGCTTCTGAAATCAGAGCTATGCTAAGAGAAACTGAAATAACAAATGCTGACTATAACTCTGTTAAAGCTTTAGTATCTGGTGAAGTAGATTCTTTTATGGGATTTAAGTTTATCAGAATCGAAAGACTTCCATACACTACTGCGGCTATCACTTTTGATGCAGCTACTGGTGAAGTTGGAACTGGTTCTGACAGTATTCCTGTAGGATCTAAAAGATGTTTCGCTTTCGCAGGTGACGCATTGATCGCAGGTATTGGAGCTAACCCAAGTGCTAGAGTTTCTGAGAGACCTGACAAGCATTATGCTAATCAGATCTACTACTCTATGTCTTTAGGTGGTATGAGAATGGAAGAAGTTAAGGTAATTGAATTCTTCACTAAACAATAATAGGAGTAAATAATGGCTAATAACTACGGTTTAAATTACAACAAAGAGTGGCAACTTGATCCTGCTGAACAAGCGGACAAGGGTACTCGTAATGTTTGCCCTAAGATCAACCTTGAGGAGTTCTCAGGAGTTGTAGCGGCAGACGTACTATACATCTGTAAAATTCAACACATCGTTAGATTTGTAAAAATCGAAGCTTTAGTTGGTTTACTTGGAGCAGGTGCTCTTGAGTTAATTGACAAAGACGGTAATGTATCTGCTGTAGCAGCAGGTGACTTAATCGACGGTGCTATCGAAGGTGGGTACGACTTAGTACTTACTGCAGATGGAACAACATCAGCGGCACTTAAAGTACTAGTTACATTTTTAATGGACTAAGCTATTTGTTCCTCGGCTTATGTCTGCTATAATTGGGGTAGGGTTTTCCTACCCCTTTTACTATGAGGAGTTTGAATGATTACATCTAATGTCGTGGTTAATATTTGCAACTCAGCTTTAATAAAGCTCGGCGCAGAACCTATTAACTCTTTAAGCGACGATACACAAGAAGCACGATTATACAGTCTCCAGTACGAAAGAGTACGAGATGTTGTATTAAGATCGGCACCTTGGTCATTTGCTATGAAGCGAGTGATTCTAAATCCTACCTCAGAAACATTATTGTTTGGTGATGGTAACGTGTTTGCGCTACCTGATGACTGTGTAAAATTTGTACGTATGTACGAAGATTGCGGAAGCTACACTATTGAGGGAGATACATTAATAACAAACGACGAAACTGTACAGGGTTGGTATGTAACCAATAATATATCCCCTGACAAGTTTGATCCTAGTTTTGCAGAAGCTCTGGCGTATGCTCTGGCCGCAGATATTTGTTACACTCTTACTCAGTCTGATACAATGAGACAGGGTCTATTAGCAGGTATGCAAGTATTCACACAAGAAGCTAGGTCATATAATTCTCAAGAGAAAACTCCTGAGGACTTTAAGTTTGATACCTACGATAACGCAAGGAGAGGTGGACGTGCGATTTACGACGAGCCAGACTTCATTTAAGTCGGGTAGACTTTCACCGAAGTTATTTAATAGAGTTGACACTAAGCAATACAAAGATGGTATGTCTGAGTGCCAAGGGTTTCGCGTATTACCGGAAGGTGGGGCAGAAAAGATCAAAGGAAATCGTTGGTTAAACAGCGCACTCTTCAATACTAGTATTGCTTTCGGTACATCTAACTCAGTAGCTTTTCAAGTTAACGGTAAACAAAAAGTATTGAGTATAACAATAAATAGTTTTAATGAAGTACGTGGGTATCTGTATAGTTACCCATACGTATACGGCACAGAAGAAGAGATTGCTATAATTGCAGCAGGGGCTGAGTATATAGATCCTTCACAATTTAGCTACTCTATCGATGACAATAGATTAACTCTATGCCATTTCTCCGGAATAGTTCCTCCTCAGTTTTTATTCTTTAATGAAGATGGTACGTTTAGAGCAAGGTTCTCTTTTTCTGTGGACACCGTAACAAGTCCTTTTCAACTACCTCAAGAGGAATTTAGGGAAGAGACTATATCAATTGGTAATCAGCAGATAGGAGCAGGTACAGTTGAGATTACTTCCACTGATGCAGATGTTATTGCACTACTCCAAAACGCTAGGATAATCTACGCAGAAGGATTAGGCTCAGCATCTAACGCAGGGCAAGACTATCAATTTATAGCTACAAATTATTACGTAGTACAATCTAATATTACAAATGGGGTACTGGTAAAGTACTTTTATAGATACGGAGCATCCGATCCACTTACTATAGGCGGAGTCACTTCGGTAAACTCTTGGTCTGTAAATAGTTGGGGAGCAGGCGACTACCCTAAAAATGTAATTTCTCACGAAGGTAGATTGGTGTATGGTGGTACTAGAACTAGACCACTTACATTATTTGGATCAAAGGTTGGGGATAAAAATTTCCTGAGCCAGAGACGACTAGCAGATTCTGGAAGTAATGTTTGGACAAATAAAAATGCGTACTCCGGTTCTATCTTAGCTACCGATCCATACGTATTTACAGTAGCGGCAGGTGACGATTCAGAAATCACAAATCTCCAGACAACTACTGATTTGTACATAGGTACAGATAGAAAAGAGTATATAGCTACTGGTGGGGATAGCCTACTGTCTGCACTAAGTGTACAGATTAAAGCCTACACTACTCAAGGTTCTTATCCAGTACGAACTACAGTAATGAACGACGCAGTAATTTACACAGACAGCACACGAAAAAAAGTATTTGCCTTTAAGTATAACGAAGGTAACGGATCATATATATCCCAAGAACTTAGCTTACTTTTTAATGATCTTATGGAAGATGATTTTGTAAAGCAGTTAGCTTGGATACCTCATATAAAGGGGCTGTACATAGTTACCGACAAAGGTAATCTATATGCAATTACTAGTGATCCTCAAAGTGAAACAATGGCGTTCTACGATACGCTAGAGCGAAACGTAAACTCACTTGTATACGTTGCTGCTAGGGAAGATGTTGCTACGGCTTCAACTATCCACAGAGGCGACCATGTGTTTCTGTACAAAAGTTCTGGTGTATATATATTTGAGCAGGTATTCTTTGAAAGAGGAGTAGCCGACAGTTATGTTAAAATCGATATGGCCAAAGAAAACGAGTATCTCTACTTGGAAAATGTATTCGACATTGTCAGGACAGGAGCTTCTCAGTATTCAATTAATGGACAGGATTTTGCTACAGGCTCTGATTTATTTCCAATCCCTACAACTTCCCCTATCTTCGGCGGAGAGTTTAGAGCACTTAATATTGATACAGGCGAGACAGTCACAATCAGTGGTCTTACACCGGACGGGGTCAATCCTTGGTTCCTTATCGATGACGAATCGATCAATGGGGCATCGAGAATTGTCGTGGGCCGTATCTCGAACATACCCAAGATTCTAGCTACTATGCCGATTGAGGCAGGTCAGCAATGGGGATCAGCTCAAATGGGAATCAAGAACATAGATGAACTTGGCATTAGACATTATAAGTCTTATAGTTATGATATAAGTAGTGACGGTGAAACATGGCAAGAAGTCAGAGTAGCCGACAAGTTGGGGAACTGCACTATAGGTAGGGAGAATACTAAATTCTCATCGAATCACAAGTATGACCAAATCGTATTTGTACGATCTACTAAACCAGAACCCCTAACAATTACAGGTATTAATATGAGAGGAGTAACTAACGATGGCTAGTTCTTTAGCAATGATGGGCATGATGCGTGGAGTACAAGGCGGCATGGCTATTGGCGATGCTTACAAAGCCAAAGTTAATGCTCAGATGCAATCGTCAGCAATTGAAATGCAGATGCAGGAAATTGACGCTCGATCAGATATAGCAGTAAGTGAAATAAATAAACAAGGTGAAAAGGTAAAAGCTTCTCAGGAAGCCGCATATATAAAAGCAGGTGTAAAGATGGAAGGGTCTGCTATGGAAGTAGTATCCGACACTTTAGCCGATGCAGCGGAAGCGGCAATGATCTCTAAGAGACAGGCTGACTACGATATGATTGGTTTAGCTATGCAACAAGCGGCTGCAGATTCTCAAGCATCGAACCTTAACTTTTTACTTAACTCTGCCGCAGGTGCAGGATCAGCGTATGCCGCATACCAAGGCGATGTATACAGTTCTAACAGAGGTAGTACACGAAACAATAGTAGAGGGATTGAATAATGCCAAGGATACCACAATCAGAATTTAACAGTACTCCAAGTACTAGGGTAGGTAGAGTAAACGCTCCTGCCATAGGAACTACTGGTGTTGATAGAGCAATGAAAGCAGGTACTCAGGTAGTACAGGCAATGGCTCAACTTAAAGACCAACAGGAAAGAACAGATGCTTTCTTAGTTGCTTCTGATGCTAAGGAAAGCTACCAACAAAAGAAAGCTACCTTCGATGTCGCTCTAGGTGCGGCAGATGCAAAAGGGAACTACTCTTACCCTGATCCGAACGACGGTAAAAATACTGTGTCTGGGAATATACACGAGGATTACAAGGGACTTCAATCTACATACAACGAAGGACTAGAATCTACTAAAGGATTAACTAGATCAGATATTGCAGGCGATATGGTAAACAAAAGTGTTGGGGGAGATCTTCTTAACACTCGTATACATATGGGCAAGCAGATGGTTAGGAAACAGCAGAGTGCTGTTCTTAATACACAAATGAATAACGTAGAAAAAGCGTTTGGCGAAATACTAAATATGGATCTTAGCTCATCTAACGCAGGTGCTAAAGCAGACCTTGTTCTTGAAGACCTTACTGGTCAAGTGGCTCAGACTTCTCCAATCATGGGAACGGCAAACACTGAAAAGATGGGTACACTTATGGATAACAAGCTGAACGCTACGGCAACAGCAGTTCTAAATAAGGGTGTATCTAATGGATCGGTTGCTATGGCAGAGAAGCTTATCTCTAAAATAGCTAATCCAATGGCAAGAGGTCTGGCAGAATCTAGGTTAGAGGGAAGAAAGAAACACGCTACTGACGTACAGAATCTACAAACTATGAGAAAGGTAGATACAATATCTTCGACTATACAGAAGAATGGTTGGGCAGAAGACCAAGATTTAATGGCCATGGGTAATGCTATGACCAAACTAAAAAATGCCTACATAGATCCTAATGATCCTGACTCAGTACTAACTGTAGAGCGACGTGACGAAATGTTAGCTCAGTACGGTTCTGTTATATCGGCTCAAAAGGTATTCCAAGAAAACTTAGATGTAATGCTAGATGGAAGTATGGAAGAAGGCGGAGAACGATTTCTTGCCTCAGTTGAAGCGGAAGTAGATAAGCAGATTACAGCAGGGGGATTAGCTGATCTAATAACTAACTCTCCTGAGTACAAGCAATCTATGATTAACCAAACAGCAGGGCGTCTTAAAAGCTTGTATAGCAACCTTAGTAATACAGGGGTTGGATTGTTACGTAAAAAGTATCCAGACGCATCTAAAGAAGAACTGTGGACTAGAGCAGATAAGATGGGTAAAGATATGAAGCTAGGATATATGGATCTAGCTGAAGATAAAGACGGAACAGTTTTCCGTGGAGAACTTAAAGAATCTATGGCAGTAGGTAAAGCTGAGGCTTTTAATACTGTGACTAGTGCAATAGGTAACGCAGGGGATAAGTCTCGTAGAGTAGCCATGGCACTAGTAGGTAAAGATAAAGGACTATCGTTCATAGCTGTTGCAGGAGATATGCAAGGCTCGGGTGATATGCAAGGCGCAAACCAAATTATTGCAGACGCTACTTTTGTTAAAAATATTTCGCTTAAGGAGATTCCTGTAAGTGATGGTTCATTAAGCATTGATAAATTACATAAAGCTTTTTCTGCAATTGAGGAGAAGAACTTTATAGGTAAGACTGATAATATGTTTGACGAAGGAATGAAGCAATCAATATACAACAGAGCAGTAAACATACTTGCTGACGGCGAAGAAACAAAAGTAGGGTCAGCAATGAAAAAAGCTACTGAATGGTTCGAGAGTAAATACTCTGCTGTCGCTTCGGAAGAAGGTAGATGGAAGTTTAGATCAACAGGATTTAAGTCTAGCTCTGAAAAGGCTTCTGTAGCAAGGGGCATGGAAAGAGCGGCATCTTTGCCTAGCCTTTCTGTAGCTAAGAAAAGATCATTAGTGTCAAATCTAAATCTTGGTGGAGTATCGCCAGATATGGTAAAGAAACTTTCGTCAGAAGATTTAGGACATATTTTAAAAAGAGCAATTACAATATCACCATCTACACATGAACCAAATAAAATGGATATTATGGTAGGAGGTCAGCCTGTTATTCTTGATAGTGAAACAGGCGAGGCGTTGCAGTACACTGACCAACAACTACACGATTTTGGACTTGAGTCTAAAGCTAAGAGCGAGACCGAAGTATGGGAGCGTAGATAATGCCTTTCTATAGCAAAGAGAAGCAGGCTCTTATGGATAACGCTAGACAGGAAACTGATCTAGGGTATGGGATAATTGACGGTATGGGATCGGCTGCGGCTGAAACTGTACGTTCACTTCCAATGTCTGCAGTAGCAAGGGGACTTAATCAATGGGCAGATAGCTCGGAAAAAATAGATTCATTCTCAGCCAATGAAGAATTTGGTTTAGAGGGAGAAGCTGCTTTTCAAGAGGGCGAAGAAGTTACCAAAGAAATGGCCGCTGCTAGAGCGCAGGATCAATCTTTCTTAGCAATGAACGAACTCATAACATCAGAAGTAAATCAAGACTCTCCTATTATGGGTAGAGTAACTCAATTCACAGCTAGTATGGCGGCAGGATTTACCGATCCTCTTCTACTAGGTATGGGTGCGATGGGTCATGTAGCAGCTACAACTGGATTGGCAAGAGTAATGTCTACTGCCACAGGTAGGGTTGTTCAAAATAAATTACTTCAAGCTACACCAAGACTAGGGAATTTACTGCATAGATCTTATGCAGAGGCAGGAAGTAAAAAGATGGTGGACTATCTTGTTCGAGAAACAGGAGAAAACTTCATAGCTTCATTAGCAGAAGAAAGTATAAATTTTGTGGGTGTTGGTGAAGATCGACTAGCTAGAAAAGTAACTGCTCAAGAATCATTATTTAATATTGTAGTCGGTACTGCTATGGGTACAGCATTTGGCATGGCTTTAGATAGCGGTGCTAGAAAAGTAACTATGAGTAGCTTCAATAGAAAGTACGGTGACGATGCAGCGACAATTATAAAAACAGATGCAGAAGTAAAAGATATGGAAATAAAGATGGGGGTTGGTCAAGACAATCTTCATAATAAAATAATGGATGAGGAATCGTTTGATCCCAAACCCTACTACACTGAGGCTAGTCTTCCTAATAACGATGTCATGTATATTTCTATCGACGAAGAGGGAAGCCATCACAGCTACTCTAATCGTGGAAAGGGATTGGTAGGAACAGACAATATAAACCATGCTCAAAATAAAGGAGCTAAGGTTCGTGAGATTAAGATATCTGATATGAATGTATTGGACGAAGCTACATTTGCAAATAGCAGAAGAGTACAATCTAAATCAGTAAATACATTGGCAGATGCTCTTGTAGACAATGCTGATGATACACAACTAACAATGATTAAATCTCACCTAGAAGATCCTACGGCTGATCCGTCAATGGTTTCAACTAAGCGCGTTAGGACACAGATAAAAAAAGATATAAAGAAATTATTGTCCGAGTCAAATAGCTTGGATGAGATGCTAGATACTTTAGATTACTTAAATGTAACAGGTAAGGTTGGTATTGAGCCACATGATTTCCTAGACGATATGCTTAAAGATATGGGCTACGATGGATATTCTTACACAGCAAGTAGAAATGTTGGTGGTAAGGCTTATAAAGGTACGTACATTAAAAACGATAGTCAGGGTAAGATAATCACTAACCGTGAATTTAATACGCCAAAGCCTGACGAAGTTCATATGGCTGATAAAAGATTACAAGATCAGCAAAGACTTCAAACATACGCTGCCTCACTTAAAGATAGAGTGACTAAGGTTGCCAAGGCTGAGCAAGAGATTGCCAGTACAAATAGAATAGAGGGGAGCGAAGAAGTTAAGTCACCTTTGGATTTACCTGAGGGTGAGCCTATAACAGTTGACAGCGGTACAGTCAATTCTACAGCATCAAATATGTATGGGACAAACGCCAAGCAAAAAGCGGCAGTTGACGAGATGGCATTAGAGTTGCAGAATAGAAGAAAAGAAGGGGAACAGCTAGATCCCGAAGAACTAGCGGATCTAGAATTATTAGAACGAATACAGAAAAAAGAAGATCTTAACTCTGTAGCTGATGAGCATATGCAAAAGTTACAAGATTATGTAAATTGTACTCTAGGCATCCCTAAGGAAAAACCTAACTACGCAGGAGATGACATTGGCTTCTAAGAAGAGTAATCAAGATTGTGCATTAGAACTTAAGGGAACAGGTATAGATCGAGCTACGGCGGACAGCATTGCTAAGATCAATGGTCTCTTATCTCCTGAGGAAGAAACAAATATTTTTCTACGTAACGACGTTATTGCAGCACTAGATAATAAAATGGAGCTTGTTCGTAGAAAAGCATATGACAAATTTGTATCAGATACACTAATTACTAAGTATATGGGAAACGGAGACAGTTACGCCGATGCACTTACTAGATTTTCTAAAGATGTGTATGGCCGTAACTCTATGGATACTGAAAGAAGATACCAAAGAGCCACACTACTTAATTCATTAGATAGGTTTACAAGAATGTTTGGTGTCCCAGAAGAAGCAAACATAAGAAAGATCGAAGCCTCAAGTGAGCAGGAAAGAAAGCTTCATAATTATATAATGGATATTGCTGACGATATAGACACTGATACGCTAACTCCTGCTAAAGCAGCAGAGCTAGTTAAAGATGTTACCGATCCATTAGAAAGAATGGCTTACTCTATCCATGCGTACAACTCGTACACTAGAAAGTTTATGCACAACAGTGGTGTACCTGTGGAAAGAACCAAAGGTTTTGTAATTACCAGACGCTATGATTCAGCTGCTTTAGCTAAGCACGGAAAAGATAAGTACGTAGCTGACTTTAAAGAAAGATTAGATTGGGACAAAACGCTTGGTAAGAAAGCTACTGAGCCAGAAATAGAAAAGTATCTTGAAAATACATTTGATAAAATGAGAGAGAACAACCTATACCGTGAATACGGACAAGGTACTATAAATGCTGAAATTCAAGAGGGTAAGTGGAAATCTAAACGTGACTTTATTTTTAAAGACGCTGACTCTGCCTATGCCGCATTTGACGAATATTCAGTAGGCTCGCTTGCTCAACAAATAGAAAGCGGTGCTTGGGCGATGGCTTCTGAATCAGTTAAAATATCAAGGCTTGGGTATGACCCAACAAAAAATGTTAAGAAGATTATGGAAAATATAACTTCAAAGAGCGGTAAATCTCCTGATGAATATAATAAAGGCCAAAGAGCTTGGAACGCCTACAAGTTTAATAGAATAACGCAGGGTACTATGGATATAGCAGGAACCAACAGTTACGCTGCAGGTGCTCTTACTAACCTTAGTACATTTGCCAAGACTGTTACGGCAGTTGGTAAACTAGGTAACGCTATCACAGTTGCCATGCTAGATCCTATCGATGTTATGAGACAAGTGTATTACATCAACGGATCGGTAATGGAAGGGCTTGGAGCTTACGGAGAGTGGCATGTTAATATGATTAAGACCATTAATCAAGCAGGACTAAAAGGAATCCTTAAGGGAGACTTAAGTGCTATGCAGGAAATGGGCGAGCATCTAGGAATGGTTACAAGTTTCTTATCTTCTGAATCCTCAATGAGGGTTGCCAAAGGTGAACTTGCTTCGGATTCTTCTGCTCTAGGTAAGGCTATAGATAAGTACGGTAACTCAGCTATGAAGATGGCTACCTTCCTACCACAGCAAACAGCACTATCTAAAATGTCAACGGCAGTGATTGGTGCTAGGCAATTTACTAAGTTACTAGATAAGGTTGGTGCAGATGGACTAAATCTATCTAAACTAAACAAGTGGGAAAAAGATACCCTAAAGGAATATGGTTTAGGTGCAATAGATTTAAAGCTTCTTAAGGAAGTAGATCGCTTAGAGGTTTGGGGTGGGTCTAAATTCCTATCAGGAAAGCAGATAAGAGATCACTTCATGTTTCCTAAAGATGGAGTACCTGTAGAAGATCACATGGAAAAAATGGCTAAGAAAATGGGCGTGACTATCGAACAGGTAGGTGAAGCATCAATAGCATTGGCAGGAAAGTATGAAGCATTTACCAACGATTTTGTTACCAGAGGTACACCAACTCCTGAGCTATCAGCTAAGACAGCACTATTCAAAGGTAC